CTAATATTTTCTTTAATACATCCATGTTATACGCCTCCGCTTTCAACGTTCACCCTTTCACCCCCTCAGTCGTGGTTTGTTGTAGTGTCCAACACGACAAGTGATATATTTCCTTAGAGGTATGGTCATATTTGAATCCCCGATTATCACTGGATGGGAGTATGAATACTTTTTCCCGACAGATAGGACAAACATCACTCATCATTTCACCGTCCAAACACTCTCATAATTCCCCTCATAATCTAAAAATCCTAAATGATTCACATTTCCATTCTCAAAATCAAGTTCGGTAAGGCCTTCCATGGAAGGGATACTATCAACCGTAACCCAATAATCACAACCTTTGTGTTTACAAATAAAATGGCCTTCAAAAGTTAATGCAATTAAAAAAGGATTATCGTTATTAGGCACATCAACATACGACCGAAAGATGGTTCTTTCAGTAACTGGTAGAATATATCCAGTTATATCTCCAGGGAATACGCATCCTTCAAATGCTTTAAAGATTGGTATCCTAATGTCTTCCATTTAAATCACTTCCCATGTACTACCATTCCATCGTTTATTATACACTGTTTCCATAACAAAACAAAGCCACATAATCTCAAAGTTTGTTGTCATAAACTCATAATTCTTCATTTTAGTTTCGGGAACTCCACACCTTAAATGATAATCTAACCAATTGGTCAAATCACCTAATATTCCCAAATATGTTTTGTGTTTGTTTATAGAGTTTGAATAAGCATAGACAAACTGAGCATCTGAATTTAAATATATCTCTTGGAGGTCTTCCTGTCTTGGAACCCAGAAATAACCATCTAAGTCCTCATCTCTTCTAAAATTATTGAGGACTGTGGGAGTAACTTTAACAAAGTGACAGTTTCCATCTCCACCAATCCATCCAAATAAGTCATACAAGGTGGGTTTCCATCCCTCTTGTATCTCAGTGGCTTCTTTACACATTTTTATAAAAGTTTCATCCATCCTTATTCCCCCTCTAAAATATCCATAAAATCAAGCAATGATTGATAATAACCCTTAAACAACTGGAATGGAGCATCACGATTAAATATTAAGTGATCCCTAAGCTTATCCCATTTCTCTTTATAATTATTATTTTTATCAAGCCCATATATTTCAATGGCAATATCAAAACCATCATTTCTACCTTGGATATATGCCTCTTCTTTTTGTCTTGCCACTTCTTTTTTAAACCATTCGCATATTTTATCATCCATTCTAATCACCTCTCAAAATAATATTCCTTAATGTTATTTGCTTTGCGTTCTCCTATCCCATCCACACTCATCAAATCCTCAACCGTGGTTTTACATAACTCTATAATACTATCAACCCCCAAAACATCTATAATCCTCTTAGAATACTCCAACCCAATCCCAGGAATACAACTAACCATAGCCTCTAAAACATCCCCATCACTAACAGCCAACCTCCTAACCTTATCTAAATGTTTAAGTGAACCATCACTTTTCTCCATCAATGCCTTTGACAAGGTGAAAAAATCCCTATTAGAATCAACATTAAACACTGGGATTTTATACCGTGCCGATATACTCGCACATGCCCCTAAAAACTGTTTCCGAGTGAAAGAAGTGTGTTTCATAACCTCTTCTTCATCAAAACGTCCAACAATAATTAAGTAAGGGTGTTGGTAATTTTCAATCATATTCTGCAACTGAACCCATAATCTCCCCATAACGGAAGATATAAAATCTTCTACTGTTTTCCTTTCACAGCAAACGCTGTTAGTGGGGTAAACCAAATCTCCAACAGGCAACATTGTAACCTCCCCTGTTGAAAAAGTTTTAAGAAATAATTCTTTAATATGAGAGGGTTCTCTAGAATCTAAGAACACATTACTCATATAATGCCCCCATAACTAAATCATGAACTATCTCAGCACTTAATGGATCATTGAAATACCCCAAATGTTTATTACGGCCATTATAGTGAATATGAGATCGCCATGGTATGTTTTCGGGATTAAGATCCTTCCTAAAGTGAGCACCAGTAAAACCAAATAACCCCTCTCCTCGTCGAGTTATACTCATCTTTTTGATGATGTCGATGGGACGTTTTTTACCATAATACGGATGTTTTTCACCAGAAAGATTGGGACGTTTTTTACCTTTTTTGGCTTTGCTAATTTTATTACGAGCGGCTTCACTTAATTTTTTGCCATAAATTGGAGCCAGTGGTCCCCTTTTCCCATACATATGGTTATTTTTACCAGAATGGGCCTTGCTCATGTTCTTACGAGCTTTTAGGGATGCCTTTTTACCTTTTCGGGCTTTGCTAATTTTCTTACATGTTTCTTCTGAATGTTTCCCATTAGCTCCCCCTCTTCGAATGTTATATCCATTTTTATCATTCAAACAATCATAGGAATTAATATAATCCTCTTCTAATTTATCAAGAACCCTTTTAGAAGTAGCGTATTTTAGAACAGTGAATTTAAAATTAGATTTGCCATACTTATTAAAAGCATTTTGCAAGTGTGAATTGTTATGCTTATTATTTTTTAATTCACATAAATGGTTTGATTTGCGTTTATATGGGTCTTGGGTTGTTTGACCAATATACACTTTACCATTTAGGGTGTTCACTATTTTGTAGATATATCCATATACCATACTACCTGACTCCTTAAATTTAACTCCCTTTGACTCTGATTGCACCCCATGATTGGAGTTAGGGAAGAGCGGAGTCAAAGAACACTCCTCCCTAGTTAATATATTGTGTGAACTTATATACATACTTTTCCCCTCATATTTCCACCTTGAATATTGTTCTTTGGAATAGCTTTTTACATCGTACGCATAAGCCCACTACAATCATCTCAAAACAATCATCATCAGCCACTGTTATTGGATCATCGGTTATGAGTTCCTGGTATTGCCCACAATATGAGCAATGATCATACATCGGCTTTCACCCCCTCAGTCGTGGTTTGTTGTAGTGTCCAACACGACAAATGATATATTTCCTTAGTTTTATGGTCATATTTGAATCCCCGATTATCAGCGCTGGGGAGTACGTGTACGGGTGTTTGGCAGATAGGGCAGTTATTCATTTAATCCCCTCTTTTAAATTAATAAACATGTAGTCTGGGAATTTGAATTGATCTACTTCTAATACTTCAAGCCCAAATACTTCTTTACCGTCCCAATATTTTTCAATCCCCCTCATCCCCGTTTCAACGGTTTTATAAAAATCAGATCTGATTAAAACAGTGTTGTACCTTGAATAACTTTTAGCAACATCTTGGTAAAACATCTCAAACTGATCACAATCTTGCATCCGTATCACCTCTCGAAGTAGTATTCTTTAATGCTGTTTGCTTTGCGTTCTCCTATCCCATCCACACTCATCAAATCCTCAACCGTGGTTTTACATAACTCTATAATACTATCAACCCCCAAAACATCTATAATCCTCTTAGAATACTCCAACCCAATCCCAGGAATACAACTAACCATAGCCTCTAAAACATCCCCATCACTAACAGCCAACCTCCTAACCTTATCTAAATGTTTAAGTGAACCATCACTTTTCTCCATCAATGCCTTTGACAAGGTGAAAAAATCCCTATTAGAATCAACATTAAACACTGGGATTTTATACCGTGCCGATATACTCGCACATGCCCCTAAAAACTGTTTCCGAGTGAAAGAAGTGTGTTTCATAACCTCTTCTTCATCAAAACGTCCAACAATAATTAAGTAAGGGTGTTGGTAATTTTCAATCATATTCTGCAACTGAACCCATAATCTCCCCATAACGGAAGATATAAAATCTTCTACTGTTTTCCTTTCACAGCAAACGCTGTTAGTGGGGTAAACCAAATCTCCAACAGGCAACATTGTAACCTCCCCTGTTGAAAAAGTTTTAAGAAATAATTCTTTAATATGAGAGGGTTCTCTAGAATCTAAGAACACATTACTCATATAATGCCCCCATAACTAAATCATGAACTATCTCAGCACTTAATGGATCATTGAAATACCCCAAATGTTTATTACGGCCATTATAGTGAATATGAGATCGCCATGGTATGTTTTCGGGATTAAGATCCTTCCTAAAGTGAGCACCAGTAAAACCAAATAACCCCTCTCCTCGTCGAGTTATACTCATCTTTTTGATGATGTCGATGGGACGTTTTTTACCATAATACGGATGTTTTTCACCAGAAAGATTGGGACGTTTTTTACCTTTTTTGGCTTTGCTAATTTTATTACGAGCGGCTTCACTTAATTTTTTGCCATAAATTGGAGCCAGTGGTCCCCTTTTCCCATACATATGGTTATTTTTACCAGAATGGGCCTTGCTCATGTTCTTACGAGCTTTTAGGGATGCCTTTTTACCTTTTCGGGCTTTGCTAATTTTCTTACATGTTTCTTCTGAATGTTTCCCATTAGCTCCCCCTCTTCGAATGTTATATCCATTTTTATCATTCAAACAATCATAGGAATTAATATAATCCTCTTCTAATTTATCAAGAACCCTTTTAGAAGTAGCGTATTTTAGAACAGTGAATTTAAAATTAGATTTGCCATACTTATTAAAAGCATTTTGCAAGTGTGAATTGTTATGCTTATTATTTTTTAATTCACATAAATGGTTTGATTTGCGTTTATATGGGTCTTGGGTTGTTTGACCAATATACACTTTACCATTTAGGGTGTTCACTATTTTGTAGATATATCCATATACCATACTACCTGACTCCTTAAATTTAACTCCCTTTGACTCTGATTGCACCCCATGATTGGAGTTAGGGAAGAGCGGAGTCAAAGAACACTCCTCCCTAGTTAATATATTGTGTGAACTTATATACATACTTTTCCCCTCATATTTCCACCTTGAATATTGTTCTTTGGAATAGCTTTTTACATCGTACGCATAAGCCCACTACAATCATCTCAAAACAATCATCATCAGCCACTGTTATTGGATCATCGGTTATGAGTTCCTGGTATTGCCCACAATATGAGCAATGATCATACATCGGCTTTCACCCCCTCAGTCGTGGTTTGTTGTAGTGTCCAACACGACAAATGATATATTTCCTTAGTTTTATGGTCATATTTGAATCCCCGATTATCAGCGCTGGGGAGTACGTGTACGGGTGTTTGGCAGATAGGGCAGTTATTCATTTAATCCCCTCTTTTAAATTAATAAACATGTAGTCTGGGAATTTGAATTGATCTACTTCTAATACTTCAAGCCCAAATACTTCTTTACCGTCCCAATATTTTTCAATCCCCCTCATCCCCGTTTCAACGGTTTTATAAAAATCAGATCTGATTAAAACAGTGTTGTACCTTGAATAACTTTTAGCAACATCTTGGTAAAACATCTCAAACTGATCACAATCTTGCATCCGTATCACCTCTCGAAGTAGTATTCTTTAATGCTGTTTGCTTTGCGTTCTCCTATCCCATCCACACTCATCAAATCCTCAAAACTGCAATGTAGGTAAGTATTCCCCCTGACCTTTACTATTTCATCCCGTTGTAGGATGAAATCAATCACACCTTTGCTTTGGTTTAGTTCAATCATGGTTTCACCCTTTCAAATAAATCAATAACATCTTCTTTAAGTCTTTCAGCCATTTTAAGCTCAAAAATAGCCTTATAACATTGTTTTTCCTGTTCTTTTGTGTAATGAGTTAATCGACTGAATAAATATATTGGCCCCTTAATTTCCTCAATGTCATTATCAATGAGCCTTAGAAGGTATTCTTTTAAATCAATATCGTTGGGCTTGTTTTTACAGTATTCACAACTTATACATTCTAATTCATCATGTATCTTACACATTTTCATCTTTTCACCCCTACCATATTCTCAACAACCCGTAAACACTTAGCCACATAATCAGCCTCCGACATCGCCATACGACCATTATTGCAGGAGCAGCAGATAACCCGACAATTACCCGGCTCCAGGACACGGTGCTTAGGGTTCACCACATCCAAACTAACCTGATTAGGCAAAGTACATTGACTATTCCCCGACTTTGTGGGGACTAGTTTGCACTGGCAGAAGTAACACCCCGTCTTCATAGCCTCCACAGCCATATCATATATCTCCGCCCGGTGTATCCGTACCCGGAAGCCCCTACGCTTATGATCCCGCCGAGTGTTCCCAGCCCACTTCCACAACCTATCCATAACATCACCATCCATACACATCACCCTCCTATTTTATTAAATAATCAAATATTTTTAATATTGTAACTTTGTAACTTTGTAACTTGGCTAAAAACGTAACCAATTTGTAACTTTGTAACTTTGTAACCTGGGGATAACACTCTCTTTTTTTTATACCCCCCCCTCTCTCCCCACCCAAGTTACAAATCACAAACACAATAATCCACTCCTTAAACATTTTTTAACACCCTCAAAACTCCTAGTTTGTAACCTGTCGGATCAGGTTACAAAAAGTTACAACTCAAGTTACAACCTCATCCTCTAACCCTTTTTGTTCATCTGTTTCGGTTTGATACAAAAAGTTAATAAAATTTTTTAAAGGTATCTTAATAACCTTGGTTGGTTTATCAAACCTAACAGCCTGGTATTTCCACCCCATTAATTCAGCAATCCCTTTCAACGGTTGACATACCTTCAATTCCTTATGTACTTCTTTTTTAAACCCGGTTGTTAAACAGACATATTGATTGTTCTTTGATTCTATCGGTATCATCCAAGGTATTAATCGTTCATTCAGCACACTCCACACCTTTTCTTTGAAATTCTTACTTTCTTTGAGTTTAGATGTGTAATTATCCAAGTCTTTGGGCTTCCCATCCACTTCATCAATTACTTGCACCCGACCATAAGCCTTGTTAATACATTCCAAGAGGAATATTCGCACCTCTTCACGGTGTTCCTCATCCATATCCTCCATACTCTCAGACCGGCTCCAACCATAGATCCAATTATCAGGACGAACCCCTGCCTCATAATACACCCTTGTAACCAGAGTATCACAAAGTTCCTTCCATTCCATTTGTAACAAATCAGGGTTTTCCATGAACTCTTTAATCACAAATTGGCTGATGGGTTTTAAGAGGTTGAATTTGCACCGTTTATGGTTTTTAGTCTGCCATTCATCCTCAAACGCATCTACTTCTTTTTGAGTTTTCATTTCACTGTGGGTGAAATTGAGAATGATAAACCTTCTAACCAGTGCATCGTCATCAGGTACAAATAGGTTTGCGGTGAAAATGACTGGAGCATAAGCGGGTATGTTTCTGAACCTTCGGCCTTCATATCTTCCCCGGCCTGTTGGTCTTTCTATTGCTCCTTTTATCATTTCAGTTACGCTTACCCGGCTAAATGCTCCTGCAGGTTCATTGACTACTACTGGGAATGTGGATTGACTGATTCTATTACCTACTCTTGCAACGGTGTCAAACATCCCCCCTGTTAAGTCAGTGTCAGGGGTGGGTTCATCCCATAAATATAGGACCATTTGGCCTAGTGTGGATTTCCCACTTTTAGCCTTCCCATACAAATAAAGCCAAGGAGCCCATGTTCCTAGTTGTTTCATACTGTAAATGAATGGGCTGATAAGTCCCCATTTAAAAATAGTAGCTATCTTTGTTTCATGGCCCTCGAATGAGTGTCGTAAGTCATCTAATACTTTAAGTGCTTGTTGAAGTTCATCGTTTGGGGGCTCGAAGGTTTCATATTTCACTGTGATGATTTTGTTGGTTTCTGGAGTGTAAAAGAATCCTGGAGTTTCAATATCTGTTTTTATCTCAGCATATTGTTCCCGGATCATTTTATTCATAATAGCAGGTAAACAGTCATTTACCATACGGTTGTTGATTACATGCCCTGATTCGATTAAATCGTTTTTAATGTCATCTAATAAGTCGGGGCCTGTTTTGATTGGTCGTGGGCTGTTATGGGTTTGCCATAGTATCTCAAATTTACGGGGTTCGTCTTCTAATGGGCTGTCAAAGATTATCACTTCGGAGGGGTAAGCTTCTATCACCGTTTTCTCTGTTGCTATTACCTTATCCCCAGTGTATTTTTCTTTTACGTGGATTATGCTTTTTTTGTCTTGGTTTGCTACGAATAGTTCGTTTGTTCCGATTCTGGCTGTTAGCATTCCATAGTGGATTGGTTTTTCTATGATGTCATTGATTTCTCGTTGTATGGTTTTGAACATATCTTGATCTGCTTGTTTTTCAATGGTTTCATATAGGCCACTTGCCCCTTTTAACTCAGTGTCTGGGAGGGTGTTGTTGTATGTGCGGTGGAGGACTTGGATTCTTGCAGACATCCCGTCTTCATCATCATGGCTTAATCGTTCTATTAATAATTGTGCTGATGATTCTTTGATCCCCTCTTTTTTCATAAACCCTGACAATGAATAAATTATATCATTCCTGTATGATTCCCGATAGAATGGTTTTAAAAGAGTTATAATGTGGTCAATATCGGATTCAGATAATTCACGGTCTGAATTAACATTATTAGATTTTCTGTTGGATTTATATGTCTTGTCTTTCTTAAAATCAGATTTTAATGGTTTCAGTTGGTGTTTAACCCACATTACCCCATCTTCAACAGTTAGGATGGGTTTATCCTGGTAAACAGTGTATGGTTCTTTGGTTTCAGGATGTATGCTTGGGGGAATTACAGTGTAACTTCCTTCATGCCCCCTTATCTCTATTTTATCAATAGGATAATCTTTTTTAGTACCAACCGGTTTTTCTGAATATATGTAAACATGAAATCCTCTTCCAGACTGGATAATCAATGTTTCAACATCTTCAAAGTATTGTAAAAATGAAGGGTCATCCAGATCCACTTGAGTTAAATACAATCCTTCTCCTAAACTATCTCCTAATATAACTCCAAGGTTTCCCTTATATCCTTTTAACAACCCACGAGGATACATAACACTTTGATATTTTTTCCATTTGTAGTCCTCTGGTTTATTTGGAGAGGGATTGGTTAATTTGAAATTGTATTTTTTTGATAATGGTTTTAGGGGGATGATATTGCAGTTGTAAAATTGTTTGGGGATTAATTTAATGGAGGCTTGTTTTTCTGTTTGAGTTTTTTCTGTTTGAGTTTTCAAGTTTATTTCCTCCTGTATTTTTCTATTATATCCCCTGCTTGGATTATAATTTCACGTTCTTCAACGTCCACCTCATTGTTATCCATTTTAGTTAATAAGAATCTGTTTAAGTCATTTTTAAGCCTTTTTATCCAGTTCATATTATATCATCCCCCCCTATCCCATTAAATTAATAACTTGATGAAAATAAAAAAAGAAAAGGGGGTGTGAGGTAGTGCACCTGCTAAAATCCATTACACTCACTCCCTTTTATTCTCTAAAGCTTTTGATTATGTTTTTCTGGTATTCGTTCCCATTGAACGTGGTTTTCTCAGTTCTGATTTTAACCTTGGCATTGGATAGTTTTCTAATCATTTCTTGACGGTTTTTAATACCAAACTCTTCAACCATCAAAGCCTGTAACTTTCCGAATGCACTTTTTTTACTATTCCAGTAACCATCACCATACTCACGGAGTCCCCCATAGTTGTCATAGGATTCCCTACCATCACTAAGTATCGTTTTAATTGTTAGGATGGTGTCGTAGAACTCTTTACCTTGACTATCCTGTTTGGGGTTGAATGCTCTTTTCAGCACCACTTCATCCACTACTGCGTTGGTGTTGGTTTCGAGGATTGGTTTACTACTTCCGCTGTCCTTAAAATCTTGTTCGAGTTTGTCCCTGATTTCTTCAAAGTTCACTTCTTCAAATTTGTTGTCTTCTTGGGCTTCGTTTTGGCTTTTGTAGCCGTCTAATGCTTGTTCTGCCATTTTTTCACCTTCTCTTTTTAGCTCTCTATTCTTATTCATCTGGTTAAAAACCGCAAACTATGGGGTTAAAAACGTTATATTCCCGTATCATGTGGTCCACGAGGTCTAATTCGCATTTTTCACAGTATGGATATTGGTCTTCACTGACCGGTTTCCCACATATTTGACATACTTCATAAGACATGCTTTTCACCCCGTACATACCCGTCTGGGTAACCCTACCTCTTCAACTGATGCTAAATCCACCAATGCACTGCACTCTGGGCATTCAACCTGTTCACGTGCATCCACTAATCCGTTAGTTGTGGACTGGTGGAATCGTTTACCACAGTTGAAACAGGTGTACCGTTTTTTTAACATTTCAATCACCTCTCCAATTATTTTTTTAATGGAATGGGGTGTGTGGAGTCGAACCACACCTTCACAGCCCCAATGAACCTTATTATCATATTTTTAACCACTCTCTCCAGAGGAGGCTTTTAGTTCACTGGTCTTACCTTGAACCCCTAACT